CCCACGGCCACCGCTTGAATGTGTTTACTGTGCGGTACGCTTCGTTAAAGAACTCACGGAACTTTGCCTCAGTCGTACCTGCCACAGCAGCCACGATGTCGGCCGACTCGGCCTCAGAGCATGCTCGGAGGACTGCATTGACAGCCTCTTGGTAGTTCATTACACAATGTCTCCGAGCATCTTATCAACCAGCTTCTTGCGAGTGCTGACCGATGCGGCTGCGGAGGCAGCGGCGGCGATACGTGCGTCGGAGTCCGGTGTGCCGTCCTCTTTCAGCGCGGACTTCGACCGGGCGCGGAACTCCGCAACCTCGGTGTCGAGAGCTACCAGCCGGTTGAGGTCTGCCTGTGCCAGACGGACGCATTTGCCTTTGTAGTGCGTGTTGTAGTCGGTCTCGGACAGGGTGTGAATGACACCAGCCGAGTTCAAGATGTTCACCATTTGAGCGGCCATGTAAGAATCCTCCAGATATTTTTTAGGGGGTAGCCCCCTCGCTAGTCACTAGCGAGGGGGTTCCCTTCCTGATGAACCCTGCCTTACAGCGGGGCGTAGAATGCGACACCGAAGTTGGCACGGAAAGTGGCAACGCCGTAGATGGTGTCAACGGTGACGAGGGTGCCCAGATATTCCTGCTTGTACTGGGCCTGCACACGAGGTGCAACCTGCATGGCCAGAACCAGAGCGTCCTTGTGCAGCAGCATGCCCACGCGGTACGAGGTCAAGCCGTCAGCAGCCAGAACGGTCGGGCACTGGGTGGTCACGAACACAGGGATGCCATACAGCTCGCCCCATGCTCCGGAACCGACCTTACCCAGATTACCGCCAGCGGCGGCTCCCCTCTCGCCAGTGGAAATGTACTCGGAGAACTTCTGGATACCGAGCAGCGCGTTCTTCTGGGAAGGCGGGATAACGAGCGCCCAGTCCTTGGACGGGACATTCGCATCTTCGAGGGTCTGAATCATGTTGCGGATGCCAACATCAGTCAGGTCGGTGCCGTTACCGGCAGCCGCAGCGGCCCACGGAGTGACGCCATCACCGCCGATTACGCTGGCGGTCAAGTTGGCGTACTGCGCCATGATGGCGGAGTCCACGTTCTGAGCGATGGCGTAAGAGGCTTTGCTGGTGTACTCGCTACGGAGGTTGTACTGAGACTGAGCAGCGGTGATGTCCTCCACCAAGAACGAGGTCTCGATGTGGGTGCCGATGGTCATGGTGAACTCAGTCTCCGTCGGAGCCTGCAACGTGACCTGCGTATTCGCAGCCTTCACGTTGGCGGTCAGGTTGGACAGGTCAGGAACGTGAACGGTGTCACCTTTCTTGCCCTGAACGGCAAAGTGCTTGACGATGTTCTTCGCCAGCAGATTTGCTTCGGTGGCGCGACGGATTTCGTCGAGCCACATCTGGGGGATAAAGGAAGCCCCAGTGGTGGTTGTCATTTGGTTAGCGCCGAGTGGCATAAGTCATCTCCTAAGAAGCGTAGTTTTCCCGATAAAAACGCAGGATTTCCGGCTGTCGGCGAGCGTATTCCTCGGGTGACAGTGCCTCGATCTGCGCCCTTGTCAGGGTACTTCCCGATTTGTCATGGTGGCTACGGGGGACCCCAGACGCCTGAGTACCGGACTGACGCTTGCTCAACTCCTTCTCTTTCTTCAAGAGATTGGCGATGATTCGCGCCCCTGCCATGGTATTCAGGGCCTCACGGTCGGCTGGAGCGAGCTGCTCGTAGTACGCCGTTACTTCTTTACGGACGTCCGAGCCGAACTCTGACTGCAACTGACCCCATGCTGCCTCGACCTTCTGCGTATTAAGCTCTTCGCGGAGGTCTCGGATGTACGGGTCGAGCTGTGCTTGGATTTCCGGGTCAATTTCGTCCCGAGCCTGTCGGGCCGCTGACTGTGCGGGGGGCTGCTGTGCTGCTGCTTGCCGTGTCCGCGTGAACTCTGCTTGAAGTTCCTTATACCCAGCTTCCAAGTCATCAACTGACTTGTACCGTCCTGCATAAAGGCGTTCTTCCTCGGAGTCCGTGGCCGGTGGGGTGTCCTGAGCGGAGCCAGTTGTAATTGCGGTATCTGTGCTGGACGGGTCATTCGGGTCAACAATCGTTGCACGCGAACTCTCAGTCCCCAGAATTACAACATCGTCCTCGGAGCCTCCGGTGTTAGGAGTGTCCTTGTTATCTGCCATTGGTCTTACCTCGCTTTATAGTTCTCGCGCGTGCGTTTGTCAATGAACCGTTCGATGTCCATGACAAGCCGGTAACGTGCGGCTCTTGCTGCATACACCTCCCCGTAATTGGGGAGGATACTGTTCGGAGGGTCTGCACGAAGATGCTCGTCTTTCGCACGGCCTACCCACTCCATTAATTCCTGAAACGCTGGGTGGTTCTGGAGGTCCTCGTACTGCGCTTTACTGCAAGCCACCTTTGCCCCCCCCCGGCATACCGCCCATCATGCCCATCATCATCTGGTCAACCGCTGGGTTCTGCCCGTTGGTTGGGGTCCCCTGCGGAGGAGCACCCTGCGGTGCGCCCATACCTGCGTTGACTAGCTGCTCCGGCTTGAGCATGGACTGGCTGTCATCAAACCCAAGCTCTCTCCAGATGCGGCGGTCCAGCTTGTCCCAGTCCATGCGCTGGGCAATCGGGGCAATCTGTCCGATAATCTGGATGTACTGCATAAGGTTGCGCATGCGGAGTTCCCGCATACCGACCAAGCGGGAGCCGCCCGCGCGGATGGTGTACTCGTGAGACACATCCTGCGGGGACACCTCAATCCATGCAGGCTCCGCCTCGCCCAGAATACGGACTGAGACCGCCTTCTTCATGAACTGCTTGGCATTCCCGATGTACTTGCGTAGGGCGGGTGTCACACCTGTGGATTCAATGTTAGCAACCTGCTCGGCAAATCTGGAATTGCCGCTCTGGGTAAGCGCCATGACCTCGGTAGCAGTGCGGGCCGTGTTTGGCGTGCCGCCCGCCACCAGTTTGATAGCGCCCGTGGCCTCCTCGAACTTCCGCTCAAGGTCACTGATTTCCGTATATGCCATTGTTACCGAGGTATCGGGTGAGATACGCTGGAGGTTGTTGATGTCCCCGACCTCGAAGAGTGCGCTCGGCTCCGAGATAAGGTTATCCACGTCAATGACGCCGTCGTCCACGTACTTGAACATGCCGTTGATGATGACCGACAGCTCGTCCACTTTCTGGTTGGTGAAAGTGTTGATGAGATACTGGAGCGGAAGTGCCGGTTCGAGCGCACCGATTCCGTAAGCCTCTCCTGCGACGTTGGCATACCGGCAGAAGATGAACGGGTCCCGACCGTCGAGGTACGGAGATGGCAGCATGCGCAGCAGCTTCCCGTTCGCTACGGACACGACATAGTTCTCGAACCGCTCACCGTTGTACTCGAACGTGCCCCACAGCTCAAAGATGTCGAGCGGCCCACGGTCTCGGTCAATGCCGGAGGTCAGGTCAGCTTCCTGCGCAGCCGTGCGGCGATTGGCGTCCTCGTTGCCTTCAATGGTTCCTCCGGCAGAGGAGGTTTCGGCGGCCTCCTCGATACCTTCTTGGACGAACCATCCAAGAGATTCCGCCTCGTCCTCAGTGAGCCAGTAGCGGCGCATCTTGTTCCCGCGCTGTGGGTCCGAGCAGAACGGGTCCACATGAAAATACTTCATATCAAGCGGGGTGAACCGCGAGCATTCGGAAATCACGCTCTTTCCGCTACGGTCCACAACCCAATCCACCATGGCGGCGGAGTTGCCGATGGTGATAAGCTGCTTGAGGAACGCGGAGAAGTTATCACGGAAGTTTGACTCGCTGAGCTGATGGGCAAGAAGGGAGCGCACGGCAGATGCGCGTGCGTCAAACCCTTCTTGCACCGGAGTCACGTCGAAGAAGTCTTGCGACGGGAACAGCCCTGCCATGATTTGGGAGTGGATATTCTCTACCGCGTTGAAGGATACGGGAACGAACGCCTTGGACTTCCAGCGGGCGGTGTTCTGGTTCGGCGAATGCTTGGACAGATACGCCCGTTCGCACTCAAGCCACACCAGCTCTTTGGAGTTGCGCTCCTCCGACCACTTGCGCCACGTGTCGTACACGAACCCGCAGATTCCCCTCGCATCTGTGGGGATGTCGTCGTTCTTTTTCTTATCTTCCTTCTCGTTCTCAAGCTCGCTTGGCTCGATGATTTTTGCGCGTCCGCTATTGATAGCCATTTACTTCCCTCCGGTGTCCTGCTGACCAACGAAGGTCTGCATCATGATGTCTGAGAATGTATTGCGTAGTTTCGGCGGGAGCCGAGCATTCAGCGGCTTTGAAATCTTGCCGGTGCGGGCAAACTCGTCACGTTCGTCGGCAAGAATCTTCTCAGCCTGCTGCATACCAACGAGGTTTACAAGGACCGGAAGCGTTTTCTTGTTGGCTTCCGCCATCTTCTCATCGTACATGGCCATGCGCTGAGAGTGCTCCGGTGCGCTGAACATCCCTCGCAAATCCGGTGCCGCGCCCTGCGGCGCCTGCTGTGCAGTGAGCAGTGTTTTCAGGTCCATATCATCCTCCTCGGTTTACCTTACGCTCGCGGAACACCTTCTGGGCGTTGTGCCCTTGGATAGCGTCCACGAAAACATTTAGCTTGTTCTTGTATTCGCGGTATGCATCGTCGAAAGCGCCCCTGAGTGCAGGGTCTTTCGCCTTGGCAATCCACTTTTCTGCGTGCTCCATGGCCGACCTCCGGAGAAATATGCGGTCCTCCAAATCCCCTTCTTCACAGCACGACCGACAGTACTGCCGACCAGCGGTATGGCGCCGAGCGCGGACAGCGCAGCGTCCCTGTACGCGCCACGTGTCAGGTTCTCATAGGTGTCTTTGGCAGCGAGGGCCTCGCCAGTCACGGGGGCCATCTCCGCTACAGCGTATGCTACGTCTGCGGGGGAGGGCAGCTGCCCCTGAGACTCGTTCGGGTTCTCCCCCACGGCGTTGCGTGTGCTGGGGGAGTTCCACAGAAGTTGCTCAAGCGTAGCCATCAGTACCCTCCCATGGCCGAGTCCGGTTGATAGTGGCGACGCGGCTTACCAGCGCCGAACCGTCTGCGCGGGGACACGCGATTCCTGAACGCACTCTCCAGCGCGTCCGAGGCGTCGTCGTGGTTGGCTCGCGGGAACATCCCAAGCTCCGCCTCGAGGTCATTCGAGTCCCCGCATGGAGTGTCACGGTGCGGGAACAGCAGGGTCCCCGAGCGGACCGCTGGCACCAGTCCACGGATGCGGACCTCTTTGTTCGCTGACGTCCGGAACTCCTCAATGCGGAAGTGCACGTTATGCGTCCGCATGCGCTCGTTGATGGCAGTTGCAAGCAGTGCTTGAAACCCGTTCGTCTCGATGTGCACAGACAGTGGACTGAACCGTACCACCTTCTCAAACAGGACCTTGATGAACTCGTCAGGGGGGACTCTGCGCCGGAATACGTCGAGGATGTACGCATGTCCATCCGGCGCAGAACCAATCGTCACAATGGCGGAGTAGTCAGAAGAGCGCGACTTGCCCATCGAGGGGTCCACCGCCATGGTGATGTTGAGCGGATGGACCACGTTGTTGATGGTTATGGACGGACGGCAGCTGTCGTTCTGCGACAGCCCCCTCAGATGTGACGGGTCATACCGAGCAAAGTCAGCCGGACGGAACTCTGCGGTGTCCAGGTTGATGGCTTGGCACATATACTCCTGCGCCCATACGTCCGACAGCCCTTGAGAGAGCAGGCGCTCACGCTCGAGGCGCAGCTGGTCAATCGGGTGGTACTCCTCCCACAGAGACTTCGTCTCGCCCTCGATGAGCGCCGCGTACTTCGCCTTGGCGAACGACCCGTCGCGCTCGTAGATGTTATTCAGCAGAGAGTCCTCATGCAGAATAGTACCCACGATGAAACACTGCCCGTCACTGGCCAGCGCAGGCAGCGCCGCCGCGTAAAACCAGTGCTTCAACTTCGCCCTCTGCTCCGGAGTGGACACCAGCTCGTCGTTTTCGCAGTCGTCGAACAGCATCAGGGTAGGTCGGGACGACCCGTACTTGAGACCACGGAGCTTCTGCCCCGAACCTTTCGCCACCACCCTCACGCCGTTGGCGGTGGTGATGGACTCTTGTGACCACTGGTCCGTGGTCAGGTCCCCGAACAGTCGCTTGAGCTTGTCGTTGTGGCGCAGCTCGTCTGCGATGGCCTCGAGGAAGAGTTTGGACTGATTATGGGAGTCGGAGA